GTTTACTCCCGTTATTGGTTGTTAATTAACTCTGAACTATTACCAACTCTATCACCCAAAACTTCAGCGGATGAATTTGAAAAAGTATAATTGTAACCAGCACGTAGATCTCCAGTAGCAGAATTATCTGGAATAGCTGTTACATATAAGTGGTCTCTTGCGATTTTAGCGATTTGTGTTAATGCAGAAACAACGTCATTAGATCTAGGCTTAACTGTCCATTCCCAATCAATGTCTGCCAATGCAGTTACGTTTAAGTTTCTAATATCTAAAATACCATTCTCGTGATCAATAGTTCCAATTTGTTCATTAACTACAATCTTCTCAGCATTGGTACCGTACTTGAATAAACGAAGATTAGTTTTAAGGTCATCGATATAATGAATTTCATCACTACCGTCAACATAAAAACCTGTAGTTGCGATAGATCCACCAGCAACTTCAGAATAAGCAATCGGGTTAATTAGATTTAACAAATATTGAGCCGAAACACTATAACGTGGAGAAATATTTCTACGTAATAGTACAGTCATAATGTTATTAGTAATAGAATCTTCTGTTGTATCAATTAAACGAGAAACTTTAGAATAACGGAATACTCCATCAAATCTCTGTAGGTCAGTATCATCGTAATTAAAAATAGTATCAGTGACTAAAGAAGCAATCTCTGGTGCAGTTCTTGTAGTTTCTCTTGGATTAAAGTAAACATTAACATTCAACGAGATATTAATAAATTCTGGATCTACTAATTCTGGAGTAACAGAAACTACGTTCTTGCTAGTTAAAACTGTAGAAAGTAAATTAGCTTTTTGTAATTGTGTTAATTTGTTTGCGTCTTTAGGTTTAACACAAACAAAGATTTTGCCATATACAGGTGGGTTGTTGTCTTCACCACCCCAAACAGAAACTGACTGCGCATCAGGGAATGCTGAATAGATAATGGCTTTATAATCTTCTGGAGTAACTGCACGATTTTGTGTAGCATACATTCTTGGAGCATTGAAGCGAATACTTTCAATATCTTCTGCAGAAGAACCACCAGCAGCAATAGCTAAACAACTAACAACATTGTTTGCGTTGTTAATTAAGGTTTCTCCAGTGTAATTAAAGATTCTTGCACCATTCGGAGAATCTAAAGAAGAAGCCATATACTCAATATGAACAATATTACCAGCAGATAATTGTTTACCGATAACACCATCACCAAAGTTTAATTCATACAAACCATCATCAATCTCTTTAACGAAATAAACTTTAGTTGTTGAATCCGCAGTAGTAATACTAGACGAGCTAGTAAATGTTTCATACTTAGAAGAGTTTGCAGATTCTTGAACTTTAACTTTTAATGTAGTTAAGTCAATGTTTGAATTTGGGATAATAAATCTGGCACCAGTATTAAATTCCCACTGGAATGATAGTGGGGTTCCTTCAATAATTTCTACGTTATCGAATGTGTAAGAAGTTCCAGAACCAGTAATAGTATACTGAGTTGTTGTATAGAAGTTATACTGAACACCATCTACTTGAGTAGCAAAAGTAGAATTAGCTGGTAGAGTTAAAGAACTTGGACCAGTGATACCATTATTTACAGTCAATCTAACTTTAGCTCTTGAACAAGAACAAGATCTAGGAACATAACCTAGCATCTTAGCTAAAGAAACTACGCTGTTTCGTTTAGAAGCAGAATCTAAAAACATCTCATTAATAGTCAAGTTATTATATAACGCATTGTAATGAGTGTTGTAAGCTAGAACGTCTAATAGAATAGACAGACCAGATCCTTCGAAGTCATAATCTTGAAATTCATCTTGACCCTGTAAGAAGGTCTTAAGATTTTGTTTGATTCCATCAAAATCTAATTCTGCTACGTTAATTTTCTTATTAGCCATTATCGGGTTCTCTCTAATACGAGGTCAAGACTCAAAGGTCTTTCTGTGTTTACGATTTTAAAATAAATGCTGATATATACTGAATTATTATCACCACTCACATTAACATCAACTTCAAGTAATTGTACTCGTGGCTCAAAGTTTAGAACAGTATCTTCTATCGCTTTCTTGAGCATAACCTGTAACATAGGTGTTGCAGGTTCAAACAACAATCTTTTAATAGGAGAACCAATTTCGCTATGGAAAGGTCTCTCATAGTTTGATGTTAGAATTAGGTTTTTTAGGCTTGTTTTAACGGCATTCTCATCGAAGCGACGAGTGATGTCTTTAGTCACTGGGTGAGCAGTGAAGTTTAAGTCTAAGTCAGAAAAGGTTCTAGTATTGCGTGCCATCTTATTATTTAGCTTTATTCTACGAAACTATTAGGGGATCCTTGAGCAATTGCATCTCCGCAAGCAATATCATCCCCGATTCTTGCTACAGGTTTACCTTCAATAAAAGTCTTAGACGCTCCACTGCTAATGAATCTTTGACTTTGAGTATGTGTAGTTCTACCACATGCGTGTTGTATAAACTGACTGCCATTATCTTTTAGTGCTACCAATTTACCATTAAAATAACTCTTAGTAGCTACGGTAACAGTTAAAGCTGTTGGAGGAAAACATCCGTGTCCAGTAGATAAATCGTCTTTTCTAGCTACAGCTGGCATTATGTTCTCTCCGCAATAGTTTGAGCGATGGCTGCTTTTAACGAATTTAACCCAACTGTCCAATTATTAGTAACAGTAATTTGATAGTCTTTAGTTTCTACCATATTTGATGGACTACTTGTTGCAGTAGCTGTATACGTAAAAGTTTTAAATTGAACCATTGATGGCGTGTAATTTACAATCTCTCTAGCATTGGATATCTGTGTCCAATCAGAAGCAGTTACATACTGATTTGACCTGTTCAAATACGTTATAGAATATCCATCAAACGCTGACGAATAGTAACCACTTATAGTACCACCTGTAATATTAACAGTTGAATTAACTTCACTGGGTACTATTGAAACTTCCCAAGTCTCACCTGGATAAAGAACTTCATCGTTCGTATACGTAATCGTCTGTGTAAAGTTGACCAGTTCGTTTAACTGATCTGGTCCATATAAAACTGATTCTGTTGGACTAAACATTAGTTACCAAACAAGAATAATCCACGATGTCCTGGCTTCACATTACCTTTATCATCAACTGATTTATCATCAATCATAGTGAATGCCATTTTCTTATTACCTTCAGCTGAATAAGAAATATGAATCCAGTTCATCCATCCTGGACCTGGATTATAGTTTGCTCCAGGTTTTCTATATTCTAAAATCAATTGATTGTATGGTAGAATCTTCTCAATTTGAACAGCTAACTTCCACATCTCTTCAAAAGATCGTTTTGGATTATATCTAAAGTCCATAGCTCTACCAAAATTATGCTCAGAATTATTCGTTCCGTTACGTAATCCAGAATTGATACACCACATACCTTTTGATGATTGAGCTGCAAATTTACCACTTGTTGGTCCAAGCAATTCATATAATGGATCGCACACATTAGTTGCCAAAGCAGCCAAGTTTGCTATAATGTCTTGCTTAGTATACAATTTACCCATAATAGTTGAATCACGTAATATAACAGATGGCTCTATTAGTTGTCCAACAGTAAAGTTTTTAGATAATTTGAATGATGGTGGGAAATCCGTAGTATTATAGAATGGGGCTGTATCAATCTTCTTACCTTCTACTTTATTTGGTGGAGGAACAACTGCTTCTTGTGCTTCACCATTTTTATTTTCTGGTGACTTGTAAGATGGAGTTTCGTATTGCTTTTCTTTTTCAGCTTTACCTTCATCAGTGCTCCAGTCATCTGGAGTTTCAAACTTAGCAATATCTTCGAAAGATCTTTCTGGTGGTTCCATATTTTTAAACTCAGGAACAACAGCGTTAATCAATTCTGGTGCAGTTAAACCAGTAGTAGGTGCGTCTTCAACTTCTGCTTGACCATTAGCGAATTGCATTTCTGCGTAGTCAGCATTGAAGTTTCCTGCAGCATTAACAGCAATATTACCAGCGGACTTAACAGACCAGTCTGCTGCAGAATCGTGAATCTGATAGCCAGATGTCTTAGTTGTTAGGTTGGTTGTTTCAATATTATAATCACCATCAACTTTAAGTTTATAG